ACCACCCACACAAAAGGAGACAAAAACCAATGAAAAAATCACAACTAAACAAAATTCTAAAACCGCTCAAAGGTATCCGGGTTGAAAATATGCTATCGGAAAAAGGCAATTACATACCCAACCAATACAAAATTTACACCCCGGCAGGAGTAGTTTTCCAAAGTTACTCGACAATTATTGCTATAAAACCTTACGGTGACACACCCATCATCCTCAACAAACATCACTGGGATTACTCAGTAACTACCGGGAAGTATCGCAATATATTCTTGCGCGAAGGAATAGCTGAGACAAGAAAGAAAATCGAGTCAGGAGAATATATCCTGGCAGACTTGAACTAAGGGGAGATATAATGCCGATCAGACTACTAATAATAACCCTGCTGTATATCGCGGCAGGGATAATTGACAAACTTTAGGAGATGAAATGCAAACCCGGCACATAGTAAAAATTAACGGCAGACTGCACGAAGTTCGCACCAAAACACCCAACGGCAACCTAGTGTTAGAAAACGGCATGATCGCCAATCCCAGAACAAAGCGTATTCAGACACGCCACGTTCTGACCGGTAAGTTTATTAGTCTGGAATGGAGGTAGAATCGTGGGCTTCTTAATATTTATCGCGTTCTTAACTACACCAGCACCGCCGGACCCATTTACACTCTCGCCAGAGAAAAAGATCGAGACGATGTATCCTGGGATAGACCTTGAGTGTAGGTGCTTAGTTTTGGCTGACCAAAAGAAAAGGAGGCCGAAACGTGCAGATTAAATATTGTTACTACTGTGGCAAAAAAGTTAAAATGGGAGTTCTCATTACAGTGAGTCGGGGTAGGGTTGTAAACGCACATGCGACTTGTGTGGAAAAAAGAAACAAAAAACTTGCAAAGAAATGTAAACCGAGTTACACTTGAAGAAACTATGAAACCAATTAAAATTACCCCACAGCACTTGAGAGTGTTCCGCGCTCACTTCGGCCTGACACAGCGCACCGCTGCCGACTATTTAGGCATAACCCGCGCAACATGGAACCGCTGGGAGCAGGGCAAGGTAGAAATACCTCAGCATATGATCTACACTCTCAAAGGGCTACGGGACTTTTTGAAGGAGAACATATGACAGGACAAGAAATCAAAACCCTGCGAGTTGATCTAGGCCGGACCCAAGAAGCCTTTGGCAAGCTCGTAGGTGTTACAGCAGTAACAGTCTCCAGGTGGGAGAATGGTCAAGTAAAACCACTTCCAGGAGCAATGGAGAGGATTGAAAAACTGCAAAAATATCTGGAGGGGCAGAAGTAAATAAAGGAGACGATATGTCTGTTGGAAAAATTGTTGTAGTGAACAAATATAAACACACAGGGGCGTTTACTTACATTGGTAGAGGTTCCGTGTTTGGTAATCCTTATCCCGTCACAATGGGCAGAGACCAGTGTATTGAAAAATTTCGAGAACACCTCGACCTTTGTTTGAAGCAAGCAAAAGAACACCCGCTACGCGCCGCCATGCGTGAATTAGCTAGGCGTGTATTGGCAGGCGAGACCGTGTATCTCGGTTGTTTTTGCAAACCAAAAGCCTGTCACGGTGACATCATTAAACAATATGTTGAGGGGGCGCTTCGTGCCAAATTACGGGAGGTAGAATGTCTCTTATAAGAACCGTCTTAGACTGGGAGACAGCCTACGGCACCAGCCCGACAGGTCGAGCCGTCACCTTGTCGAAAATGACTACGGAAGAGTATATCCGTGATCCCGAGTTCAAGGTTCATGGTCTCGGGGTGAAGATCGAAAACGATAAGGCGTTTTACGTGTACGGCGAAGATCTTCTTCATTTCTTAAAGACTCATCCTTGGGGCAAGACGTTCGCAATCGCGCACCACATGCACTTTGACGGGGCGATATTCACCTGGAGAGCGGGTATTAAGCCAGCGTTTCTTGGGTGTACTCTGTCTATGGCGCGAGCTGTATTTCCACACGAGTCCGGGAGCCTCTCAAATGTTGCAAAACTTTTAGGTATCGGTGAGAAAGGTTTTGAGCTTGTCAACTTCAAAGATAAGTGGGTGCTGGACGCGAAAGAGCAGTCCGTTTTAGGGAGTTATTGCAAAAACGATGTAGAGCTTACGGCAGATGCTTTTAACGCAATGAAGGGGCATTTTCCCGTTTCTGAGCTGCGTGTTATTGATATGGTCCTCCGGATGTTCACGGAACCTGTTCTCACAGTCGATAAATCTGTCCTGATCGACGAATATAAACGAGAACGATATAGAAAGCGCGACCTCATTAAAAACTGCGTGGCTGACAAGACAGAGCTTGCGTCCAACGATAAATTCGCAGCGCTCCTGCTCTCAATGGGCGTGGACCCACCTAAAAAACTCTCTCCTTCCAAAGTCAAAGACGGTCGAGTAAACCCGCACAATGTAGGTGAACCGCCGAGAGGTATCCTGCCTGACTTTAAACAGAAAAAAGGAATGACTAAAGAGCAGAAGGCCGTTCTAAAAGAGAAAAAAAGAGTATACCCATGGGCGTATGCGTTCGGTAAAGCTGATGAGAAATTTAAACAACTCCTGGAGCACGAGTCACCTGAGATTCAAGCACTTGCGGAGGCGAGGCTCGGAGTAAAGTCAACTATTAAAGAAACGCGATCGAAAAGATTCTACAAGATCGGTACTCGTGGTACGTTTCCGGTCTATCATAACTATTACGGTGCGCGTACAGGCAGAGACTCTGGTGGGGATAAGCAGAACACCACGAACCTTAATAGAGTAAATCCAAAAGACCCCGATTCTGGGGCCTTGAGACGGTCGCTGTGCGCTCCAAAAGGATATGTCCTGGCAGTACGTGACCTTGGGCAGATCGAAGCAAGGATGAGTGCATATTGGGCGGGACAGGAGGATTTATTAGAGTTATTCAGGCAAGGGGGCGATCCTTATAACAGACAAGCCAGCTTAATATTCGGGTATGAGGTTGATCGTAAGAAAGATGAGTTTTGGCTTGAAGGGATGGCCGGCAAAGCGTCTTCGTTAGGTAACGGCTACGGTCTCGGGTGGAGTAAGTTCCAGGAATCATTACGTGTTGGGTTCATGGGTATGCCCTCCTTAATTTTTACCAAAGAGCAGGCGCTCACGTTGGGAGCACATATTGATGCGTTCTGCGCTGGGCGGAGTTACAAGAAAGAATACGGATCGCTGGAGGAAGAAGCCCTCGCAGCAAAACCTATGAACATTACGGCAGAAGATCATCTTTGGCATTGTGCTGCAGTAAAGCAGATCGTTGACAAATATCGCAGGAGTAATGGTGCGATTGTTGCCGGGTGGAGAAAAGCAGGAGACGCGCTGTTTGCGATCCTCGACGGACGAACTGTGCCGGTAGGAGAGCGGAACTTAATAACTACGTGCGCTGAAGGGTTTGTACTCCCTAATGGTATGAAGATCAGGTACAATAAACTGACATGCAACAAACAAAACGAGTTCAGATATTTATCCAACCGCAGAAAAAAAGAGTGGTCATACATCTACGGTGGTAAGGCTGTTGAGAATATCATCCAGGCACTGTCCCGGATCGTCATGACTGACCAGATGCTCGAGATGCAGAAGTGGTTGTATACCCAGCGCCAGAAGGATAAAGGCAAGATTTATAAAATCGTAACGTCTACGTATGATGAGATGGTCGCGTGTGTACCCAAGTACCGAGCAGAAGAAACGTTGAGCGTGATGGGAGATATAATGAGCACCCCTTCATCGTGGTGCCCAGATCTGCCACTAAAATCTAGTGGGGGGTATGCGATTAATTATGGAGATTGTGAAAAATGAAAAACTTAATTGACCCGTGGCAAAGTGAGCTAAAAAACATAACTGTTACCTGCCCAGATTGCGGATTGAGTAAAATCAATCCAGGTAACGGAGAAAGAACATTTATAATTGAACGTTGTATGCTATGCGGGGTCGGTGGGGTTATTACAGTTTACTCCGGAACACAACCTGAGTCGATTGATGACATAGACGAGAGTAAAAAACTCTTTGCACTTACTTTTAAAGGCAAAAAAATTGTTCACTAACAAAAATAACCTTGCACTTTTTTGTCAGGCGGGTTACAATAATAAAAATGGAGGCTGTGGCGGAATAAAAATGAACGGAAGGCAGTAACCAATCTGCTAAATGTTACTACATTTTTAACGGTAGACGCAAAGGCTTTAAGGAAGTCAGCCTTGGTAAAAGGGACAAACGCACCGTCCACATAAGAATAGTGGTGCTGGGCCGGAATTAACCGGAGGTGGAATAGAATGCGGTACTTCCTCCCACCATAACAATGCCACCCTGTGCAGGTTCGAATCCTGCCAGCCTCCCCACAAAAGGAAAAAAGATGAACCAAGCACTCCCAGTATATTTAATGTGTGGTGAGCCTCCGAAGTACGGGAGGATACTACAAGTTCCTAAAATAAAACATGCCGTCGGGTGTGTGAACCCTAACTGCGTAAAGGAGATCATTTATGGAAAAAATAAACAAGACGCTATTAACAACTGGACAAGGAGGCATGAAGTGAACGTAGATTTGTCGGGTTTTTTCCGGCAGGCATTTAAAGAAGTATCCCAACAGGTAGTTGCAGAAGTAAAGGCCGCTAAAGAATAACTGCTAATTTATCAACATATTGTTGATCGCCCCGTCCCTCTCCCCTGGAGGTCGGGGTTGTGGTGGTGAAACCTAACTGAAAAGGAGATAAAGAATGCCCCCAAAACTTAATGCGAAAGGCAGACCGTTCTCGTGGTCGTACAGTGCCTTAAATGATTTTGAAAATTGTCCGACGGCGTATGGTGAGAAGAGGTTCTACTGCAGGGTGCCGTTTGTTGAAACCGAGCCGCTTATCTGGGGTAACAGGGTCCATAAACAAGCTGAGGATTTTTTAAAATCAAAACCTATCACCGATGAAGAAGCCTTCAAGCCCGTTGCTCCTTGGTGCGAAGCGATCATGCGCTCAGGGTATCACATAACGGCTGAATTAGAACTTGCTTTTGATGAGAACATGCAGCTTGTTAAATGGTTTGATAAACGCGCGTGGCTCAGAGCTAAGATTGACGTCACCCTCCTCGATTATAAACAGGAGCAGTGTATCCTGTATGACTGGAAAACCGGCAAATTAAAAGACAATGACGACCAACTCCGCTTGACTGCTGCAGCGTACTCAATGTACAACAGAAAGCCCAAGGTTTATGAGGGCGCATATATCTGGTTGAAAGATCAGGTTACTACAAGTATGCGACCATTGAGCAAAGAACAGATCCCCGTTGTATGGCAGGAGTTCTTAAAGCGCGTTGCCAGGATGCAGGAGGCTTGGGAGACCGAAACATTCTCTTACAGACAGTCCGGACTGTGTGGCTGGTGTCAAGCGAATTGTAAATATAGGAAATAGAGTAGCTAACGTTGAGTTAACTGGCGCGAAAGGCTGCTGAACATCAAAGGGGTAAGATACGATGAAAAAAGTACTTAAAAACGGCACTCTCCTCGCTGTCTGCTGTTGTGTTTTGTTATCTTTTTTAGGTTGTGAGGGATCTTCTAGGTATGGAAAAGGGGATTTGCACATTGAGGACTTTCGGTGTTCTCCTGAACAATTTAAGGCGGTGAAAGAGGAGTATGCTTTTTGTCAAGAAACAGGGTACTTAGGTACATATTGTTTTGCTGCCGCGAAAGCTACTATTTGTGATAAGGTAGATCTTGCTGTTGTTGCCAAGGAGTAGATAACGCAGACGTTAGGTGTTCCAGTGTAGCGCCTTGTTAGCCTTTTAATCAAAATAGGGGATAATGTTATGTGGTTTAAGAAAAAAGTTATTTGCCAACACTGCAACGCCAACAAGACAAGACTAGAGTTTGAGGGTGTTGCCGCATGTTCTCGCGGTCAACTGATATGTTTTGTCAACTTTTAGGGGTAGCGATGAAAATAACGAAACGACCGAAAAGAGTAAGGGTAAAATATAGGCCCGTCCAAAACACTATCTCCGAATATACCTGCCCATCATGTAAGGTGTGTTACGTTGGTGGTGGGCCAGCAAAAAATGTAACGAGGTTTGTTTGCGATTGTGGACAAGAATTAATAGTAAGTTAACGTTTAAATTCAGCGGCCAGCAACCGCTGTAAACTAATACCGACGAGGTTGTTCTGATCCGCTGGAATGCCTTGTTATGTGAGGGACTTACTATGACTAGACAAATTTTTTTTGTATCTGTAGCTGGGTTGCTAATTCTTGCTTCCGTTGTTTGCGGATGGCCCCTGGCCAATAACGCTAAAGACATAAGGACAGAAATTAAACTACGGGATCTTTCAATGAGACTAGCTTTCGCGGGGTCTGCATTTGGCTTTGCAGGGACTTTTGTTTAAGCACATAACGTTGAACTAACTTGCTGGAGGGGACAATGTTTAACAAAAATTTAGATCATGTTCGAAAGTGTATAAAAAAGAAGAGGCAGCATGAACCGAGTGCTGACGCCAGTCAAGTTGAGTGTGTTGTTAGCCTTGGTGATCTTTATGCCGATGTCTGCTATTGCGGGGCTAGGGCGGAGTGGGGAGTTGCTAGTCAAAAAGGCCCTGCTGGATGCGTAGAGGCAATTGAATCTGGGCGTGTTTATTGCGACAAACATCTGCCCGAGACAAAAGGCTAACAATTTATTATCAATGCTAATTTGCAATGATAAGTGATATTAAAGGGGTAAATCTTGCAAACCAATGGTGGTAGCGTGATCTACAAATAGCCCGTTTATACCCCAACCGGTTCACCTATGAACCAAAGGAGAAGAGAGATGAAAGCATGTCCAAAATGCGGAGGGTCTGAGCACCGATCCACATATGTTGGGTATGTAGGCAAGGATGAGAACGAGGTGATCTGCGCCGCTTGCGGTTGGAAAGGCAAAGCGTATATGATGGACACCATATTATTTAAAAACAGACAGCCGTGTGTTCACCCAGGATGTTTACATCACGTTACCCACCCCTGCGAAGGATGTGGGCGAATACAAGCTAAAGGTATAGTGATCTTAAAAGGAGAAGAGAGATGAAATTCAGAGTGCTTGAGACAAAAGACAAATTATTTTTCCCCCAATGTAAAGTAGGGCTTTTTTGGGGGTGGCAGTTTTTAGAGGCTTGCGCAGCCACATCGTCACTTACGCTGTGGAGGGCTTTGTTAACAAAAGATTACGCTGATGCTGCCAGCTTTATTAGTTTGGAAGAAGCCGAGGAGTTCATTAAGCAGTTCAAAACAAAAGTAGAAAATGCAAAGGCAGCTTATTTCGCAAGTGTGCGTAGGCAGAATAGTGGGGTCGGCCCCACCAAAAAACACACCCCGCGTATACCTTAAACAAGGAGAAGGGAGATGATACCAACCGTAGTAAAGTGTAGGAGCTGTGGCACTTATTTAGAAGAAGGCGTTGACTACATCAGTATAGACGGGTGCTGTGAGGTCTGCGAGGAGAATTTAAAAGACGAGAAGGAGGCGGAAGATGAAGACAACAGTACTTTATCATGATGATGCAGATGGGTTCGGGGCGGCGTATATTATTTGGGAGCAGTATGGAGATAAGGCAACATATATTCCTGTGCAGTATGGTCAGCCCGTCCCTGAAATTCCTAAAGAAACAGAGACTTTATTTATAGTAGACTTTTCATATGATAGGCAGACATGCGAAGCTCTCGCGGATAAATACATGGTGAGGATCATTGACCATCATAAAACTGCAGAAGAAACTCTGTCTGATCTGCCGTTCGCTACGTTTAGCTCCGACCTCTCAGGGTGCGGCTTGACATGGAACCACTTTCATTACAATAAACCAATGCCTGAGATGCTCCAATATATTCAGGACAGAGATTTGTGGAAATTCAAACTTCCTTATTCTGAAGAGGTGAACTTAGTTATACACTCACTGGACAAAGACTTCTCACTCTGGCAGTCTCGTATGCGAAACTGGGATCTTAACGAGATGGTGGTTATTGGAAGCATTCTACAAAGGTTCAGACAACACCAGATCGACTCATGCATAAAGCACGCTCGCTGGATGTCCTTCTTCGGTTTTGAAGTGCCGGTAGTAAACTGCTCGACTAATATTTCTGAAGTGGGGAACGATCTCTGCAGGATGTACCCAGACGCTGAGTTCTCAGCGTCGTACTGTGATAGAGATGACGTTCGTTCCTGGTCATTACGATCCCGAGGGGAGTTCGATGTATCAGAACTTGCTAAACAGATGGGTGGTGGCGGTCACAAAAATGCAGCGGGGTTTTCTTCTCTGATTGGCTGGCCTGGAGGACCGTGGCCCGAAGTCACCCCGAAAGAATTTACTAAGGTGTTTGAAAAACTTACTGAGGAATAACAATGGCAACCCCGGAAGGTAAAGTAAAGGACAACGTTAAAAAATTACTGCATAAAGAAAAAATCTACCCGGCAAAAGATGCCGGAAACTTCCCTCTGAACGCCAGAGGGTGGTACTACATGCCGACTCAGAGCGGTATGGGTGTCTCAGGTATTCCTGACTTCATTGGTGTGTATCTGGAGTTGTTCTGGGGTATAGAGACGAAGGCCGAGGGTAAAAAACCAACCGGGTTTCAGCAACTTCAGATCGAAGCAATTGAGACAGGCACAGGCAAAGTGTTTGTGGTTGACGGAGACGAGAGTTTAAAAGAATTTGAAGAGTGGTTAAAGGAGATCAGACAATGACAACAAAAGAATTGTATAAAAGTTTTATGGATTACAGGCTCGGAGGAAAATCACTCCCATTCAGGAATCCTCCAAAAGTAACGAAGGCTAAGAAGAAAACCAAAAAACCTGCAGGCACCGTGTTGTGGGTATCTTGCCAGATAATTTCTGACCAGTACAGATCGTTCAAAAAGCAAGTCGGAGGTCAGTATGTTCGGGCAGCACACGGTCCCCTCGGGCAAACAGGAGATCGTCGGGTAATGATCGAGCAGCGCAGACTTCGGAGGGGTGGGGAGGTGAGGAAATGAAAATAATAATAGCGGGGAGTAGAACAATAACTGAGTATGGGTTTATTGAAGAGGCTGTCGAAGAGTCCGGTTTTGAAATAACTGAGGTCGTTTCGGGTACAGCTAAGGGCGTTGATAAACTCGGAGAACTATGGGCGGAGAATAATGACGTAGATATCATGGAGTTTCCTGCTGATTGGAAAAATATTACTGTACCTGGAGCAGTAATTAAAACCAATAAGTACGGATCGTATAATGCGATTGCCGGTCACATGCGTAATGCTGAAATGGCAAAGTACGCTGATGCCCTTATTGCTGTCTGGGATGGTCGATCCAACGGAACGTATAATATGATTAAGCGTATGGAAGCACACAACAAACCTGTGTTCGTTTACGATATTACAAAAATATGACAACCAAAATAATTAACAAAAACTTCGTCTTCCCGCACGACAACCCAGGACAGCTCCGAGCCGTGTTCGGCTCCGTCAAAGAGGCAGTTATTAAAGGGCAGAGGTACTGTGCTGTGCCGTACTCGCTTGATACTGCGAGGGTGTTGACTAACATAGGTCTAAAAGCCCCGTCTCCTATCAGAACCGATTATGACTGGCCGGGGAGATTTAAACCAAGATGGCATCAGGTCGATACCGCAGAGTTCTTTACGTTGAACCCACGATCACACTGTCATTCTGGTATGCGGGTTGGGAAAACATTAGCTGCTCTGTGGGCTGCAGACTATCTTAGGAAGCAGAAAAAAATAAAGAGGACCCTCATTGTAGCGCCGTTGTCTACTCTGTGGGACGTATGGGAGAGTGAGATCTTTCAATCATTTCCCTTGCGAACGTTTGTAGTTCTTCACGGATCTGTTGATTATAGGAAACGAATGCTGCGTCAGCCCTGCGATTTTTACATTGTCAACCATCATGGTGTGAAGCTGCTGGAGAACGATCTCGCTAAAAGAGAAGATATAAACCACGTAATTATCGACGAGATCCATAAGTTTCGCAACGGCTTCGGTAGAGGTAAGGGAAAAACACTGTTTCAGCCTCTTGACAGGGTGATTAACAAGCAGAACATACCTCGCACTGTCTGGGGATTAACAGGCACACCAACGCCAAATGCGCCTACTGACGCTCTTGCTCAGGCGAAGCTCATCAGACCGGAAGTTTATCACGGCAGTTTCACATCATACAAGAACGAGACGATGTGGCATGTAGGTACGTGGAAATGGGTAGCCAAGAAAACAGCAGAGCAGAGTATTGCACGAATATTAACTCCCTCCATCCGTTTTGAACGATCTGTTTGCACAGATATGGAGCCATGCTTTATCGAGCGACGAGCGCAGCTATCAAAAGAGCAGGAGAAAGCATATAAGCAACTCATCCAACGAGCCAAGACTGAGATAGGTTCTGGGGTAGTTACAGCAGTTAACGCTGCGGCATTGCTCACAAAAATCACTCAGATTTCGTGTCTAGCGGGGGCTACTGAGGTACTCACTGACGCAGGGTGGGTGAACATAACGGAAGTGACGAAGAGACACAAACTGTGGGACGGGATTGAATGGGTAACACATGATGGTGTTGTGTTTCAGGGTACAAGACCAACCATTTCGTTCGACGGCCTTGTGGCTACAGAAGACCATAGAGTGTTAACGACACTTGGATGGAAAACATTTAAGGAGGTTATTAACGATGGCTATGCCAGCGAAAAATCTACTTGGCCAAAAATTCGGATACCTTACAGTCATCAGACGAGCGGGATCTACAGGAGGGCAACCAAAGGCGTTATGGGAGTGTCGCTGCGACTGTGGAACTATTGTTGTTCGGAAAAGCCAATATTTGAGAGACAAACAAAGAACCCATTCGAGAAGTTGCGGATGTCATCACGGAAACGAAACTCACAAAATGGCAAATACCAGACCATACAAGATCTGGGTACATATGATCCGAAGGTGCCATCATCCGGACTTCAAGGATTACAAAAATTACGGAGCGCGTGGAATACAGGTATGCGAGAAATGGAGAGGATCGTTCGAAGCCTTTTGGGAGGATATGACCCTCGGATATCGAGAGGACTTAACTCTAGGGCGCATGAACAACGACGAGGGTTACTGCCCGACCAACTGTCGTTGGGAGACGGCGAGGCAACAAGCAAACAACAGAAGAACAAACATAAAAATAAAAACACCCCTCGGGGAGCTGACAGTAGCAGAGGCAGCAGATGCATATGGAGTGAGGAGAAGTCTCGTTTACCAAAGACTGAAACGCGGATGGGATTGTATGAAGGCGCTGACGACTCCATCAATGCAGTAGCAGTGTATGATATAATAAATGCAGGGCCGCGAAGCAGGTTTGTTATACGCTCCCCGATATCAAAGAGAGTGTATCTTTCCCATAATTGTGGTGTGGTGATCGGGGCCGATGGGAATTTACTTGAGTGTGACTTCGGTCCTCGTCTTGATGTGCTTCGAGAACTCATCCAAGAGAACGATGAGAAAGTTCTTGTGTTCGTACCCTTTATTGGTGTAGTAGATGCACTTGCTAAGAAATTACGGAAGGATTGGGGCGTAGTAACCGTTGATGGCAGAACACCACCGAGCAAAAGAAAACCGATCTTCGACAGATTCAGAGGCAGTAAGGAAGAACACGTAATGGTCTGCCATCCAGAGGTAATGTGTGACGGGCTTGATATGACGGTGGCATCGTTATCTATCTGGTACGCCCCATATACAAAAGCCGCGATTGTTCAACAGGCAAACGCCAGGACGGACGGAGCCAAGCAGAAAGTAAAAATAGATATAGCTCACATCTTCGCAACGAAAGAGGAGAAAAGATTGTACGAGGTGGTCAGGAGCAAAGGCCAGTTGCAGGATGTAGTGCTTGAACTTTTGAAGAACGGAGGGAAGTAGATGAAACAAAGGACTGTCGCAGAACGCTTAGTCGCTCCTGTTTTAAGAAAAGACTGCCTTGATTATATACTGAATATTCACTATGCAAAACGAGTACCAAGTATAAGCTATGCGTATGGCTTATTTGAAGGTGGCGAAATGGTTGGGTGTGTCACTTATGGGTCTCCTGCTTCCCCGTGGCTGTGTAAAGGCGTGTGCGGTGAAGAGTATAGAAAAGATGTTATTGAACTAAACCGACTCGTGCTGAAAAATAATAAAAAAAATGAAGCTAGCTTTCTAGTTGGTAATAGCCTGAGAATGTTGGCTAAAGAGAGAAACAGTATAGTAGTTTCTTACTCTGATTCAGCGCAAAATCACACAGGCATAATTTACCAAGCAACAAACTTTCTTTTTACTGGCACAACCAAACCAAGGACAGATATAGCATCAAAGGGCGGGAAACATTCACGACACCATTCTGGCGATAGGGCAAAAAGGGTGTATAGGAGCGCAAAACACAGGTATGTGATATTTATTGGCACGAAGAAGTTCAAGAAAACAGCGAAAGAAGCACTAAGGTATGAAGTCACACCGTACCCGAAGGCATAACACTCATAAAGAACGGGTCTAAATAAATCGTCAACGACCTTACAAAAAACAGTTGACAAAAAGTTGTCACTAAGCTAACGTAGTATTAAACCAAAACAACTAAAGGAGATAATCATGACACAACCTGTTACAGCACAACAGGCTGCAGAGGAGTTGGGATTCCCAACAGATAATTACGAAGTAGCCGAACAAGTGAAGAATGAAGATGCGAAGAAGCCTTGTCCTGAATGTGGGAAGATGTTAACGTGGCTGGCTGACGGCAGCAGACCGAGAGCGCATAAGTGCGAACCGAACGAGCCTGTGCAAACATCACAGCCTGTCCAACAAACCGCACCCGCAGGAAAGATCACACCCAGCATTGTCATTGCTAAGGTGGTCGAGGACCGCGATAAGATTGCCGAGTTGAAAAAAGAGTTCGATTCTAAGGTAGAAGAACTTAAAAACCTGCAGGAGAAGCGACTAGCATGGCTCCACAGTAAACTCGACGAACTAGGTGTTGACAGTTTTAAGACTGAATTTGGAACATGCTTCAAAACCAAAAAAGACTCAGCCACAGTCAAGGATAAAGAGGTGTTCTTCGATTGGGTCTACTCCGAATGGGATACCCGTAAGCACTTTATTAAAAAAGGTGTTGACAAGATGATGGTTAAGGAGCGAGTATCCGACGGCGAAACTCCCCCTCCAGGCATTGACTACACTACCTTTATTGATATCGGTGTAAGGAGAGCGTAATGTGGAAATGGATATCAAACAAAATAAAACCGTATGTTGCAGAAGAAGCCGATGCTCTTGGTGTAGTAGTTAACCATGTAATGGAGGCCATGGAGCACCACGAAGACCTAATAACCAGTAACCTTAATTTGCAGGAGGAAGTATTCAGATTGAGAGATGAGGTTGAAGAGTTGAAAAATCAGATAACTATGGAGGCGGCGGTTAAATGAAGCTGTGGATGTATCACCCAGAGAGTGACTCGCTTTTTCAAATAGGAAAAAATGAGCTTGAATCAGTGAAGGCGCAGAGCAACAATAACTTGGCACAATGTAATTTAATAGGTGAAGTGATTGATGGCACAGAAAAAGAAGTATCTTTTTACCTGCGCCAATGGAGTTGGAGTGAAAACGAAATTGAAACAACAATAAGCGAACAACCAAAAGATTTATTCCAGAAAAGAAAAGGAGATAAACTAATGTCAAAAGAATTAATGATCCCAGATGCATCACAAGTACCAGCATACGCTCGTGACCCGGAAGCCGCGAGAATTGCTAACGAAGAAGCCAGTGCTAATATCAGCACCGGAATACCAGCACGTATTAAACTCTCAGGAAAGCAGTTTGCTCTCGTTGATGGTAATGGTGACGAGAAGGCTGTGCCTCTCAAGAGCCTTGTTGAAGGTGAAGACGGACAGATCTACCTGCCAGTCATCGTGCTCCGCGCTAAGAAGGCGTTGTCCAAACAATTTTTCTTAACTAAGTATAACCCTAATGAGGAAGCCAAAGCCCCTGACTGCTGGTCGAATGACGCGGAACGTCCAGACCCAAGCATCAAGACACCACAGAGCGATACCTGTGCATCATGCCCCCACAATGCTTTTGGTTCTGGTAAGGATGCTGATGGTAATGCGACCAACGGTAAGGCGTGTACCGACTCAAAAATTCTGGCTGTTGCTGTTCCGAACCACGGCGTGTTCTCACTGAAGATACCACCTGCTTCTCTGAAGAATTTCGGACTGTTTGTTAAGCAGCTTTCCGCTAACGGTATTCCTATCGGCAATATCAAAACATATGTTGGTTTCTCCACAGACACTTCATATCCCGTTCTCATTTTCCGTTTCGGTGGGTTTATGCCTGAGTCGGTTCTTCCTGGGTTGATGAAGCTCGCACAATCCCCTGAGTCGAACGAGATTATCGAGGGTATGACAGTAACCGCGTCAGCTCCGGCGCTCCCCGCTGCACCAGCAGAGGCGCCTCCTGCTCTCAAAGAGGAGCCTGTGAAAGAAGCCCCACCAAAGGCTGAAGCTATTCAGGATGATCTTGGTCTTGGGTTAGGCGAAGCGATACCTCCCGCCCCTAAAGAGGAGCTTGTAAAGGAAGCACCAGCACCTGCAGAGAACACAAGCAGTGTGCCTACTGATGACGAACTCGCTGCTCAATTAGGACTGTAAACACCCTTACAACGGACGCTTCTTCGGGAGCGTCCTTCATATAAAGGAAAAATAGAAATGACGAACGAAGATAAAGCACAATACATATTTGAAACCCTCGAAGTAGGGCATATATCTATGGTTGATTTCCATAGGCTCACGAAGATCTCGCGTGAAACTCTCTACCGCTGGCGAAGAAACGGAGGTAAGCGGATTACCGACCAGTTCCGTTTGAACTTTGCCTACACAATGGCGCAGAGATTGCGAGAAGCCGTGAATGAAGGGGTCTTACCTCTTACCGATAAACTAAAAAAAGAAGCGCGGGTAAACCGATACAGAGCTATCATTCATCGAAAGGCATAGACTATGTTTCTAAGCAGGTTACTCCCGGATATAGGGAAGTACTGCGTTGCCGAGCTGCTGCCGAAGGGAGGATTTCGTCACTACTTTTATGACGATATACAGTCCGCATCCGACCAACTGACCTTGTTAAATGGGTATGGCAGAACAGTTTATATAGCTCAAGCGACCTTCGATCCGGAACGAATAAATACCGCTGTCGCATTTAACAAAGCGAAGGCGCGAGACGAGAAACGAATGTCCGAGAGGACGCAGGACAACGCGATTCTCCTGAAGAATTTCTTTCTTGATATTGACTGTGGTGAGAAATGGCCCCTCAAGGATCAGAAGGAAGCGGCTGACGCACTTCGTCAGTTTATCAGGGAGACGAGTCTTCCATGGCCTGCGGTAGTTAATTCAGGTAATGGGCTGTACGCTCACTGGATACTCGACAAAGCGATCCCTGCCAAGCAGTGGAGGACGCTGGCGTTTCTCTTAAAGCAAGTCGTAGCTGCTTACTCTCCCGGTATTGGAGGGGATGCCTCAAGGACTTCCGACTCCGCGTCCGTCTTACGAGTACCGGGAACTGTTAACAGGAAGCCTGGGAAAGAACCGCGCAACGTCACGCTTTTGAAAGATGCCGAACCGATAACCTTAGAAGACTTCGCTGGTGGGTTGGAGTGGGCCGCGAAGAAGAAAAAAATTGACAGGGGGGCTGTGCTCCCACCGAAACAACTCGATGACGTTAACGCCGAGTTTTATTCAGGGCTTGAGGTGCAGTCAGTACCGAGCGATGCACAGAAGATCGCGGCCAAGTGCGCTCAGTTTTCCGAAATGGAGAAGTATAAATGTGACGAAGACCACGACATCTCACACCCGTTATGGTTCTTGTTGGTCGGAGTTCTTGTTCATTGCGAGAATAGCGAAGAGGTTATACTCGACTGGACTTCGGGGCATCCATCAAGAAATGCCGAGAAGACCCATAGAACTATCGAACAGTGGAGAGACGCAGGACACGGACCATCAACGTGCTTCGCGATAGGAGACGCCAGTCCTCAAGGGTGCTTGGGGTGTCCTCATAAGGGAAAAATAAAAAGCCCTATTGTGCTGGGCCGTCCTGACCCTGTAGCTATCCAGACAGATGAAGAAGAGTGCGAACCGCCGGAGGGGTATAAACGATCAGAAGAAGGGCTGTTTAAGTCAGAAGATGACAGGTGGGTAAAATTTTACGATCAGGATTTATACGTGGCGCGACTGGCATACGATGAGTCCCTCGGTTACGAAGTGATGACAATCAAACATAGGCTCCCCCATGAAGGGGAGATGGAGTGTACAATACGATCATCATTAGTAAACGACGGCAGGACTCTTATGACGGCACTCGCGGATAACCATATAAAGATCGTCGGCAAGAAGGAGAAAAATCTCATGGTCGGGTATCTCGAATCATATCAAGTGAGACTGCAGCGGAAGCGAAGAATGTCAAACCTCATGTGCCAGATGGGGTGGAAAGAAGCACGTAACGGCACACCAATGTTTGTTCTGGGTAAAAAAATATTCCACGCTGACGGCTCAGTAGAAGAGGCAAGCCTCGCTAAGAACGTCCCTGCAGCCGTTGAAGGATACAGAACGTCTGGAGATCTTGATACATGGAGCGAAGCCACGAGAGTATTCGGTAAGCCTGGGATGGAGCCGTTTGCTTTCGCATTATTGTCCGCCTTCGGAGCACCTCTCATGAAGTTTACCGGGTACGATGGTGCGTTACTCTCTTTAGTTGGTAGATCGGGTATTGGTAAATCTCTCGTCCAGCTTATCATACAATCGGTATACGGATACCACAGCAGTCTGACCATGCTGCAGGGAGACACGAGGAACTCGCTGGTTAAACGATTAGGGGTGTACGGGAACTTACCCCTCACTATAGACGAGATCACTAATATGTACGGTAAAGATCTCTCTGAACTGGTCTTCCAGATAACACAGGGGAGAGAAAAAACAAGACTGAACGAACGGGCAGTAGAACAGGCAAATGCAAACAGGTGGAATACACTGGCCATAACAAGCTCAAACTCGTCCGTAGTAGAGCGATTATCCGATAACAAGCATGATGCCAGCGCTGAGATAAACAGAGTTTTTGAGTACCATATTGGACGGCACGAGGCATTTCAAGGGGAAGCCACCGAACAACTGTACTGGACAATCCACGAGAACTACGGTCACGCTGGGGAGAAATATATCAGGCACCTGACTGCCAACGCTGACAAACTGCAGGTCGCTATTAAGCAAGCCAAAGAAAAGATTGACGGGAAGATCGGAGCAAAGGGAGAGGAGAGGTTCTGGAGTGCGGTTGCCGCTGTGAACTATCTTGGAGGGCTGATCGCTCATCGTCTGGGGATAATAAAGTTTGATCCGACTCCAGCCCTTGAATGGTCAGCACAAACAATTTTTGATATGCGCAACAGTAAAGAAGAACTCGCAGAAGATTCAGTAGGAGTCCTTGCTCAGTTCTTAGACGAGTACGCTGCAGGAAGACTTGTTGTCACGGGTGTCGTAAACGGTTGGCAGAATACTGTGATAGTTGAACAGCCCAGAGGCTCGCTCGTTTACCGTATGGAGGTCGATACAAAACGGCTGTATATCTCCCGCGCTGTCTTTAAGGCATGGCTGGCAAAACGCTGGGGAGCCTACGGTGAAGTGAAAAAAGAGCTAGAGTATAGGAATGTATTGAAGAATGCTAACGGCAGGAGGAACTTAGGTGCAGGGACGTATTTATCAGGAGCACAACAGGCTGTGTGGGAGATAGACTTAACAGCTCCTGCCTTAAACGCTGAGATTATTGAGAAAGTAATTCTTGCTGAACAACTGGCTGAGAACGGCATACATAAGATTACTAAGGAGGGGTGAGGAAAATGCCCAAACAAAAAATCCATGACCTCATAAAAGACCTGAACACCAGTCGATCTGATGGGTGCCTCCACGATTTTATCAGCAGAGAATTATGGACAGCCGCATCCGAGTCGTGTCAGAAAGCTATCCTTGCACGAGAGATAGAGATCGAATTATTAAAAGACCTAAAAGTGTTTTTAAGAATGGTAAACAGAGATAAACCTATGGAGGAAGAACTATGTCCGGAATGATAGTAGAACCAGGATATCAACCGTTGGCTGATACATTAATCGAAGCACTTAACCAAGCACAGTATGGTAAAGGAAAAAAATGTCATGCTAACGGTCTACCGTTTCTTGAGCAGGAGATTATTAAAGAAGGAATTTCTGTAGGGCTGGGGGGTCACGTTTTCCAAATTCGAAAAAAAGTTCGTGAGGCTATGAATTGTGACGACGTTGACCGAGCGGTTGAGGATGTCCTTGGAGCAATAGTGTACGCTGCAGCGATGGTGCTATTGTTAAAAGGTAAACCGGAAAGTGAGGAGCGGTCTCATAGTACTAGATTGCCCCCTGAAAATGTGGAGCGGCGCATTTACACGATTTGGGGTCGCCCAGTAAGTGTAACGGGAGAAGAACTCCCGGCACAAGAAAGTGAGGGAATCAACCACAACCGGTCGGAGTGGATCAGCCACAACCGGTCGGAGTGCATCAACCATAACCGGTCGGAGTGTGCACACCCCAACTATTCAGAAGTCCCAGCACGAGAAGCCAAACTAAGCGAAGAAGAACTACAGGCTCTTTTTGGAACGAGTCTTAGAAACGCCTGCGGGGAAGAGTATACTATGGTTGAGCCTAGTAATAAACAGGCACCTCATACTGATCTATAACAGCTCGTTCTCTTGGGGTCTTGATGCCAGCCTCACCGCGCATCACGGCCCTTACTTTTGCTTTAATGTCGCTACCCTTTATCACAAACCGAGGCATCTTAGAATTGAATTTTTGAATGCTCTGATACGCCTCTTCTCGGTTTTCTCCTCCATCAAGGACGGCTTTTGCTGCTTGAGTTATAAGTTTTCCGCGTCTCTCAGATATTGCGGTACTTATTCGCATAGTACTGGAACGGGCATTTTGTATTTTTGAGATCTCTTCTGGATAAAACCCTAAAGAAAGCATGACTATATCGCTAGCCGTGATACTCTCATCTGGCATTAATTTCACACCAGCCCTAGATTTTAACCCCTCATTCATTATTCTATACGCCCGCAGTGTATCACGTATTGGTTTAGGGGTCGCGTCTTCAAGCCCACGCATATAGTTGCCTTTATTAAACGCCTCGTTATACCCTTTAGCCCATCCAGCAGGAACCGAGAATGCCGGACCCATTATGCTCATTGCCCACCAAGCGGCGAGTTCTTCACCGTGGAGCCATGGAGGAGGATCATTCTGCATACCGTACAAATCACTCAACCCAATTCTCCTGGTAAGGTTTACTCCTGCTGCGGCGGGTAGACCATGAAGCACGATGTCGCTCATCTTCCCTTCGCCGAACTTTTCCCGGACCCAGTTTTGGTAAACCAGTCGTGGATCTTCAGGCTCGTCGTCGCTTCCCATTACAAGCGAAAGCGCTGCAAACATTGTGCCAGCAAACGGAACTCCCATGGAGCCAGCCATAGCCCCAGTCATACCCATGATCCCTATAAATTCTTTCCTGGCCTCTTTCTTTACTTCTGCAGTTTCCCCTCGAAGAGAGTTGTTGAGGAGCAACCCCAACCGAACCGCTGTCATGATTCTATAATGCTGGAACTGGAGCAGGACTCTACTTATACCACCCTGCAGGGCAGCACCTTTATTCTCTTTAGCATACGAGTACAGCGTGTCGTTAACCACATCACTGATGTCGTCCATTGCTTCGAAGAAGTTTTTATTCTTCCCATCAGCAAGCTCTAAAGTCGCAAGGATCGCGGTCTTACGGGATGCGAGTTCTGACAGGCGCATCGGTGTCATCGCCAGCTTAAACGCCTTGGCTCCTAAACTATTTGGATCTTTACCCTGAGTAAGCTCATATGCCTCATGAGCCGCTGATATATCGAGAAGGTTCCTAGCCATTGATTCTCTGAGAATGAGCAGCCTGCGTTGCTTTTCACTTAATCCTCGCATCTGTTTTAAGATATCAGCATCAGTGTACATCCTGTCACCAAGTTCTTTGTCCTTAGCTTGAGGAGTATTCATGTTCTCCTGACTGACTGTTTCACGAATATTAGCGAAAATATTATTTACAACTGGGTCATCGAACATTTCCTTTCGGGTGTAATCAGTGCTGAACGCCATCCGTGTCCCGTTCGCTAACGCCTTGGCAGCTTTAGTAACCCCAAACATAGTGGCGAGCTTCGGATACGTTAACGCTCCCAACTGACTCATCTGTACAAGAGCGATAGAGGGAGACGTCATATAGTACCCCGTCGCAAGACGCCCTAAAATATTCGCTGGTCTACCTACTTTGGCAGAACGTAGTGCATGAACACGGTTTCGTAAATCATTCAGGATATGCCGCTTCATCGTGATGTCGGTTGTCTCTTCCCCACGCCTTGCATCAGTCAGCTCATCAGATAAAGATTTTACAGTCTCTTCGATCTTCTTGCCTTGTTCGGTCCAGGCGATAGAGGATGCGTGGTGCTGTACATAATCGAGATAACTTCGCAGCATGTCTTCCGACCAGCCTTTAACGTTCTTCCTACGTACTGAGTTTTTTAATGCGGAAGTTTCTGGCTGCCATCGTAACCAGATCTGGTTCATGTCGTTGATTGCTTCCTGGGCCTGTTCCCTTGCGGAGGCCATGGCCGCTTCATTGTTCGGGTCAACCCCCGCTGTATATTGTTGCGTAACTGCGCCTGACAATTGCGCCATAAGCTCTTGCGGAATGCCGAGCGAGCCTTGCGGTTGTTTCGATTTAAAATCTTCCTTGATAGATTCTTCTTCAATCCCGTCTGCGAGAAGCGCTTGCTTGAGGTCTTGCTGCTCCCTTCTTGAGGAAATGTGCTGGACAACTCGATCTCCGTCACCATCGGTGTACTCAATAATATAATCGCCTACACGAGCGAGAGGCCAGTAGGCACCCTTGAGGTTACTGAACGTAGCGTTGAACTGAGACATGAGTTTGGCATTTAGCTCAGGATCGTTTGCCGAGACTTTTTCTATATAAGTAAGTAAGTTGTTTCTCTCACGATTTCTGATAGCTGCTAAATGCCCAACTATGTCTTCATACGCCTGTTTCAGTTCTGCTGTCTTTAATTCATTATACGCTGTCTTCGTTTCTTTATAGGCTTCGACAAATGTTTTGCCGGTGGACTTCTTCATACCTGAGTTAGCCCATTTGAACCCCGCCTCGCGCAGTCTCTCAGCACGAGTACCAGTCTTAGGCACCCAATCCTGCTCCATAATGTCAGCCCATGGAGTGATCTGGTAATATGATGCTGTGGCTGCGGCTCGGTTGAATGTCTTAACTCCTACTGTCTGCTCAGCAAGTTCTTTCGCTTTATCATGGTTGACTGCAGAGGTGTCAACGAGATCTGTTTTTACAGAAACGACTTCATCCAGATACTCAGAAAATTTACCTATCTGCGGGATAGTCTTGCCAAACGTCTGCACTAATGTTCTAAGCGGAGTAACAGACAGCCACTTCGGAGCGTGTTGAATGTATGCGTTATGCAGCCCTGCCTTCGGATCTTTGAGGATGTTCGCCACTGATGTAAGGATACCTGTGCCGTTCTCCATGGCGCGGTCTGCGATGTCGCTGAGGGCTTCGAAGGATTCGTTAATGTCCGGGTCTGCCCCGTCCCACTTAGTGTTAAATACTGATTTTATTTGGGTTGGTTCAAAAACGAGGATAGACTTAGCTTCTCTCACCCCACCCGAAATGTACCCCTCCGGCCCCGGAATTTCTGACAGTCTGCTGTTATAAATAACCGCGTCGTAGCCCGCTTCTTGAATTATCTTTTGTGCTCTTTTCCCGCTGGTGGAGTCTATTGCGTTCTGTAAATACACCTGCCTCCCACCAGTCGGGTTTCCGTTCCGATCATACCCCTTCATAAACAGTTGAGGTCGTGATTTCCCAGCGAGAGCAAACGCAAGTCGATACTCTTTACTACCCTCATCAACTATACTATCTGCGTTTAGAGGGTTTTTCGCTTTTAAGTAAGCAGGGTAGACTGAAGGGTTTTTCCCTTTTCTTCTCACATCCTCGTTAGATGAATATTCGTTAGCAAAAGTCGCATCCTCTGTAAAGTGAATGCCAAAACCGAGTTGTTCCTCCGGCCTGAAGTTTGGCTTGAACTCGCTGAAGTCCTTTGTTGTACCATGATAAACCACCAAAGGATTTCCATTCTCGTCAACAACTTTACTGTCGCCAAACCATTTCTTAAACGCTGGTAAGTTTATTATCTCTCGGCTTGTACTATCCGGTGCAGCAAATCCAGTAGCTTGTTCCGCTTCAGACTCCGCGATATTCTGTTGTGCGAGTTCTGCGGTTATCTTTAGTACTTCCCCGAAGACAGTGTTCTCTCCCCGGATACCAAGACCTGCCATGATTGTTCCGATAAAAATATCCCACGCTCGCTTAATGACGTTGCCTTGTTTAATGTATATGGCTTTCAAAAGGCTTTGGAACTGAGTGGATGAAAACGCCTGCGCGAGAAACTCTTCCTCGTTAAGAAAGGCGTAGGCAACCCGTCCGTACTCCATATCGCTGGAGAACAACTCTTTAAACTCTCGCGATGTGCTGATGCTCTCGATCTGCTCCATCTGGGCAGGGGTAATTATCCCTTCCTTAATGGCCTTTTGTTTAACAGCGCCCATCAGTTTATTTATACGCGCTCGCATCTCTTTGGAGTTCTTTAATTCACGAACGGTTACACCGTGGATAATCTCATGCAGACTTGTCTTTAAGTTCTCAGCACTTTTTATAGTGATGACGTTGTTCTTAGGTGTGTAGTTCGATGATGCGGCGGCTGGGTCAATAACTACTTGTATATCGAGTTTACTTTTACTAATGAACTGTCCTAAAAACTTGGCAAGTTGGCCTGTAAGCCCTTTGTCTTGCTGGACTTGTTTAATAACTTCACCAAGAGTTGTTTCAATTTTCGGTGCTGCGGTTTGTT